CACCAGCAGAAAAAGGTAAACGTCCGAAATGGCAAGCCGGTATTCTATGAGCCGGTGGAATTGCAAAACGCAAGAGCAAAATTTGAAAGTCTTCTATCGCGACACGTTCCCCTGGATAAAATACAAGGCGCAGTTCGTCTAACTGTCAAGTGGTGCTTCCCGATTATAAAAGGATCACACGACGGGCAATATAAAACGACGAAACCAGACACGGATAATTTACAGAAACTATTTAAAGATTGCATGACGAAAGTCGGATATTGGAACGACGACGCTCAAGTGGCTAGCGAAATTTCTGAAAAGTTCTGGGCGAAGATTGTCGGAATCTATGTCAAAGTGGAGGAGTGGGACGATGAATTACATACATTTCTTTAGCGTGGAAGTTCCGGAGTGGATGGCTAGAAGCAATCAGATGGCACAATTAGCCGGATTCGGTTCAGACCGGTATTGGCATTGGGTGGCGTCTTCGATTGCTGAAATCTGTAAAAAGTACAATGATAACGATCTAGTCGTGCAGCAATTCGGGCTCTTGTTTGAATGGCTAGAAGCACAAGCAGAAGGAGCGAAGGCATGAAAGAAAAAACTTATTTTGAAATTTTGGAAGAAATGGAAGGGAAGGAATACGACCGTTTTAAAACTAAACTATCTCTCGGAGCTATATGCGCGGGATTCGTCGAACAGTTGCAAAACGACAAACAATTGAATGAGATTAATTACATGATACCAATCGAAAAACAATTGTACGAGATATCAGTCAAGAAGAAAGAAGTTTAGGTTATGGAATATGTGAAATATGACAACGAGCAGAAAAAACGCTTGCGGGAAAATCTGAAAAAATTCACAGAGGAACAAGGGCTCGAAAAAAAAGAATTGGCAGATAAAATCGGGTGGGCTTACAATACAATTATTTCATGGTTCAATGGTTCACGCTTGCCAAGCCAATTCGGAATCGAAACTCTTTGCGATTTTTTTAAGGTGACAGACGTCGAATTGCTGGGCTCACCGATGAAAATCCGTACTTTTGCATATTACCGAAAAGACGAGCTAACAGCAGTCGGGAGTTTACAAGAAATCGCAGACCAGACCGGGGCGAATGTCCGGACGTTAAGGAGCTTGGTCGCTACAACGAAAAATCTAAAGAAGACACGGGGGACGTATGTTATAGAGATTGAAGACGAAACGCGTTACACGGTCGAGTTTAAACAAACTTTTACGATCGATGAAATAAAAGCAAAAAATCTCGAATGGTTACTGAATAACCCGATGGTTGAATTAAAGGAAGTGACGGAATGAAGTATAAAGTAACAGAATATAACTCAGATTTTCAAGAAGAACAAACCGGAACTTGTGAACTATGTTATGGTACTACTTGGGTTGAAAATGGTTCAATCACGGTTGAAGATGAAAACGGAACAGAAACAGAGATTGAACTAACTTGGTGGAGTTGGGGCGATTATTTCACAATCTATATTGATAATGTGGTTAATTTCTCAGCTTGGTTACAAGAAAGGGATGTTGAGCCAATCGGTGAAGAAACTGAACCGTGGTCTTGGTTGTGTGAATTGGTAGAAAAATATAATAAGGGACAGGAAGATGAACGTTAAAGAATTGATTGGAAAATACGAATACATGAGTCATGCTTGTTTTAGAAGGGTAGACACCTTAGAAGTTTTAAAAGATTTGCGACAACTAGACGAACCGCAGAAAGTCACAGTGCTGCAGTTTGTGGCGGATTGGATTAAGTATTGCAAAAATACAAATGTAACCATGACAAGAGCTCTACTGGTTGGTGAAGTGGATTTTTACAATTATGCAAATCAAAAAGATCTTTCAAGACTAACAGATTTTTTTAGTGATGGAAAAAATCAAGAGATTTTCGCCCGCGCTTGGTTGGACGGCTACACAATCGAGGAAAAGCGGTATCGAGTCGAGATGAAAGGTATTTCCTCTCTTTTTAGACATTTAAAATATAACTTATTGACTGAAAAATGGTATATGGGCAATGATGCAGAAGATAAAAATGTGAAAAACACACACACCCGCAAAGAGATAGAAGATGCGGGCTTTGGTGAAGTATTTAACAGTCCATTGTTTGAAGTTGTGGAGGTGTAAGAATGATATTATCGGACGAAGAGTATCTGGAATTTATAAAAGAAGGACAAAAATTTGCTTTGAAGAAACTCAAAGATTATTTCCAAAACGATGTAGAAAAGGAGGTGCAAGATGACACGACCAAATAGATACCCATACACAAGAAGTCAGAGGGGTGAAGAAATTACAATAGCTCATATGAGCGATAACAGAACCTTTAAGTTAAGAGTTGAGCGAAATGAAATCACGGGAGAAATCAGGGAATGAAACGCTTCTTAATTGGCTATACCTTACTTACTACTTGCTTATTATTCATGCAGCGGTCGATTATAGACGAGCAGCAGAAACCCTTGCTTGTCTATCACTCTGATAGTAAATATGCTATCACTGGCAAGGTTACAGAAAAACGAAAAATCGGAAATCTATTCACTATCACGGTAAACGGGAATGTTTTCGTGGTTAGTGAGCAGAAATATCAAAAAATTAAAATCGGGGACGAGGTGGAATTTTGAAAGTTTACGTTGTGAGAAAATACTTGAAGGCTACAAGGATGGAATGCAATCGAACGTCACCATTTGAAGAAGTCGAATTTCAAACGAAAGAAGAAGCGATTGCGTATAGACAATCGCAAAAAAGAGGCGTCTTCGATATCTATCAAAAATAATTTTAAAAGGCTATCAGGCTAGAAAGGTGGGAAGTTTGAGAATTGAAACACGATACGGATATTTAATAGACGCGCTTAGACGCTATCCGTTCGATAAGGAAATAAAAGAACGTATCGAAGAAATTACTTTCCCGTACCAGAATTTTGACGAAAACTGGTATATCAAAAGTAAGACCGCAAAGAATACTCCCGAAGCCTTGAAAAATGTCATTATGAAAGAAAATGATCCAGAATTGATTCGACTTTATACGCTGACACAAGCGATTGAAAAATACAAGGCGGAATGCGGGGTTACAAATTGGGAAGCAATCAAGGCTCTTTATGTGACACGCTCAAAGAACGTTGAAGGAGTGGCGCTCGAGCTCTTTATGTCGAAAAATTCGGTATATAGGCACGTTATCAAACCGTTCTTTGAAGGACTAGAAAAGAAATATACAAGTATTTTTTTAAAAAGTCGCTAAAAGTTGGGAAAAGTGCACGAAAAAAGGTGATAAAATTGTATTATCAGGAGAAAAACGAAAAAGAACTTTTTGAGGTGCAATAAGGCGCTTCTTACGCGGGCAAAAGGTGAGGCGGTTCGATTCCGCCCGTCCGCTTAGACAAGGTTTTTCATGAGTTTTCCTTGTCACCTTTCCATTCTACTCGACAGCCCGAAAAGGGCTGTTTTTTATCGCTAAAAAAATACCAAAGAAAGGGGGTGCGTTGTGATGGGATGACGGAAAAACAACAGAAATTTGCAGATGAATATATCATTTCGCTCAATGCTACGCAAGCATATAAAAAGGCTTATCCAAGCGTTAAGAAGGACGCGGCAGCTCGAGCGAGTGCAAGCCAACTCCTAACAAACCCTAACGTAAAGGCTTATATAGACGAGCGACTTGAGAAATTGAAGTCGGAACGTGTCGCGGATCAGCAAGAGGTCCTCGAATTCCTAACGGCCGTCATGCGTGGCGAAGTGACCGAGCCCCTTTTGGTTTTGGATGGTGAAGGGACTCAAAAAGTCGTGAGCGCCGTCCCGAACGTATCAACGCGAAGAAGTGCGGCGGTTGATCTTGGGAAACGATTCGGACTATTTGTCGATAAGCAAGAGATCACTCAACGGACAATTGAAATAAAAGTTGGTGAGTGGGATGACGACGACTAAACCAAGGATAAAAATAGAATTCAATTATCCGAGCCGGGTTTTTAATAAGCATATATACGACAAATTGACCGACTATGATACATTTACAGAGGTTCACTATGGCGGAGCTTCAAGCGGAAAAAGTCATGGTGTCATTCAAAAGGTAGTCTTTAAGGCTTGTCAAGATTGGAGACATCCACGCAAGGTTTTATTCTTGCGTAAGGTAGGCGCTACAGTTTATGACTCAATCTTTGAAGACGTGAAGCAGTGTTTGGATAAATGGCAGTTATTAGATAAGTGCAAGATAAATAATTCAGCATATCGGATTGAGCTTCCAAACGGGGCTCAATTTATTTTTAAAGGGTTAGACAACCCGGAAAAAATCAAGTCCATCAAGGGTATTTCTGACGTAGTCATGGAAGAGGCTTCGGAATTTACGCTTGACGATTATACACAATTGACGCTACGCCTTCGGGATAAGAAACACAAGAAGAGACAAATCTTTTTAATGTTTAACCCGGTATCAAAAGTCAATTGGGTATATAATGCTTTTTTTGTTAAAACTCCAAAAAATACAGTCGTCTATCAGACAACATACAAGGATAATCGCTTTCTTGATGACACGGCGAAAGAGAATATCGAGGAGTTAGCAAGCCGGAACGAAGCTTATTACAAGATCTACGCGTTGGGTGAATTCGCGACGCTTGATAAGCTCGTTTTTCCAAGGTACGAGAAGCGTCTTCTTAACCCGTCCGAGTGGGATCACTTGCCCGCTTATTTCGGACTCGACTATGGATTTATCAACGATCCGAGCGCGTTCCTACATGTTCGAATAGACGATCAGAATCGAAAACTATACGTCGTTGAGGAATACGTCAGAAAAGGACTTACGAATGACAAGATTGCAGAGGCTATCAAGTCCCTCGGGTATGCGAAGGAGCCGATCCGAGCAGATTCAGCGGAAAAGAAATCGAATCAAGAGCTCCGGAATTCGGGAATCCCTCGAGTTATCGACGTACAGAAAGGGCCGGGATCAGTTATGCAAGGTATTCAATACCTACTTCAATACGATTGGATAGTAGATGAAAGGTGCGTAAAGTTGATTGAAGAACTTGAAAATTATACCTGGAAAAAAGATAAGAAAACAAATGAGTACATAAACGAGCCCGTCGATTCATACAACCATTGTATCGACGCGATTCGGTACGCGTTACAAGATCGTATTTTGCAAAGTAAGTCAGTACAAGAACGAATGAAGAACGCGTCATATTACTTCGGGAGGTAAAATTGGTTACTAATTTTTTAAAAGGGACACGCTTTGGAGACCATGCGAACGACCACTTTTTTATGATGACCGAGGACTTCGCAGTCATCGATTATGCGTCTAGCGCGTGGATCGAGCAATTGAAGCGATACGTCAATCGGCACAAGAAAGAGCAATTACCACGCTTACAAGAGCTCAAGCGTTATTACAAGGGCGA